TGCACCTGACTTGGACGTTTCCAAGATGATGTCCACCGCGCTTCAGGGTATTGCAGCAACGAAGCACCCGTACGAATCCGAGCTTAAGGGTATTGGGCAGGAGCGCGTTGCAGCCAAAGAAGCGGAAGTCACTGGACTGGAAGCCATCCAGAAACAGTTCTCCGACATATACAAAGGGCGCAAAGAGCGGCTGGACACCAAGGAAGCCGAGCTGAGCAAACTCAAAGACCAAGGTATGGGCTTGGCGCTGCTGCAAGCAGGCGCAGCCATGATGACCACGCCGGGCGGGTTTGGTACAGCGCTGGGCAGGGGCGTCAGGGTGGGCACAGAGCAGTACGCTGCGGGACTTGATAAGCTGCAAGCGGCCAAAGACAAGCTATCCGATGCGCGTGACCGTCTGGAAGAGATTGAAGCACAGCGCGGCGAGCTGTCTGCTCGGGAGTTGTTCAAGGCCCGCAACGCGGTGAAAGACACCAGCATTGGTGCCCGCGAAGACTTGGTAAAAGCCAACATGCAAATGTATGGCCTCAAGCGCGAAGAAGCGCTTAAGCTGGTGGAGCAGCAAGTCAAGGTCGGGCTGTCGCAGTTTGAGCAGGGTGAGCTGACCAAACGGTCGATGTTTGAACAAGGCGAAGCTACCAAACGTACGCAGATTACGGCAGGCGCACAGCTCGGGTTGCTGCGGGCAATTGCAAACGATCCTAAGCTGCAGGCGGTCTACGGCAAAGGGCAGGGCCAAAACAAGATCATGGACGAGTTCAATGAGTTTGTGAAGGCCAACCCGCAGTACCTCACAAACGAGAGCGCGGCATTGCAAGCGTTCTTGCGCACCAAGGGTGTTTTGTCTTCGTTGGGCGGCGCAGGAGCCGCAGGCAATGTATCCAACACGCCCACGGGAAAAGTTTTGCAGTGACAGGCTAGCCGCCTTGTCCATATAATTCAAACGCCGTCTGGATTCGGCCCAGACGGCGGGTTTCTCCCACGCCGACACAATTTGCAGCTATGGCACAGTACCTCAATCTTCCGAACGGCTACTCCGTTGAGATCAAAGAAGGCGAGACACGGGAGGCTGCGCTTGCCAGAGCTATTTCAAAGTACCCAGACATTTTTGGGTTTGGGCAAGCCGCTGTTGCTGCTGCGCAACAGCCTGAGTCCGGGTTTGTGCCTGCGCTCAAGTCGGGCGTTTCTTCTCTCAAGTCTGACATAGCCGCTCTGGCCGGACGTACCGGCATCATGGATCAGGCTGCGGCTGAGAAGTACATCAAAGAGCAGGAAGAGTACCAAAAGCGCACATTCAAGCCTACCGAAACATTTGGCGAAGCGCCCATCACCAAGACGCTTGAGCTGCTGGGTGGTTCAGTTCCCTACATGGCCGCACCCATTGCCGCTGGTGCAATTGCACCCGCAGGCGCTTTGGCATTGGGAGCAGCAGGCGCGGCATCGGCAGCCCAGTTCACGGGCTCCAACCTTAGCCGCCAAATGCAAGAGGGCAAAACCCTAGGTGAGACCGACGTTACGGCTGCCGCCCTTGCATCCGTCCCACAGGCCGCGCTCGATGCGCTCAGCCTCAAGATGCTGCCCGGTATTCGTCGTATTTTTGGGCAAGCGGGCAAAGAAATCTCCAATGATGCGGCGCGAGCAATTGCGCAGCAAAGCGTCAAAGAGGTTGCCAAAGATTACGCCTTAGCTACAGGCAAGGCAATGGGCACTGAGGGCTTAACTGAGGTTGGGCAGCAGGCGCTTGAACGGATGCAGGCTGGCTTGGCGCTCACTGACGAGAAAGCCCGCGAAGAATATTTCGACAGCTTGGTTGGGGGTGCGGTTCTTGGTGGCGTTCTGTCGCCCGCTGGCCGGTATGTTGAGCGTCGTGGCCAAGCCAAGAAGGAAGAAGAGGCTGGCTTAGAGGCGGCGCTCAAGCAGCGCGAGGCAGACGCAAAGCAACGCGAGCTGAAACTTGCTCAGCAGGCTACGCCTGAGGGACGACTTGCGTTTGTGCAGGACTATGAGGCTCGGCAGGCCCGGTTCCAAGAACTCAAAGACATGGCCAAGCCCGGCAAGGGTGCTACTCCGCTGCAACAAGCAGAGTACGCTGAGCTGAGCAAAGAAAAGTCCGCGTTGGGCAAGAGTCTGTTCCAAGATAGCGCCGAGTACAAAAAGGCGCTGCCCATAGTCCAGCAGTTCAAAGAGCAGCAGCGCGTGGCGGCCATGACGCCCGAAGACTTTTTCCTTGAGCAATCCGGGATGCAGGTGCAGCCCATTGCGCCAGTTCCTACCAAAACTGTTATTGATGAGTTTGGTCAGATCAAAGAAGTGCCGGTTGATGCGCAGGAGCAGCCGGAGATTACGCCTGCCGCGCAGTATCTCACCCAGCAACTGCAAGGTGCTCGGGATATGGGTGTAATGGACTTGGGGGAGCTGGCGGACTTTGCCATGCAAAACCCTGAGTTGGCGCGACAAGCAGTGACTGAACGCGCAAAGGTTGATTTTCTCAGTACTGCCGACAATCGCAATTTGCTCGACGGCATCAAACTGCGGCTGAAAGAGGTTGAAAAGCAGCGTGCGGCAGGTATGCGCGACGAGATGGCGCAGCGTGCAGCAGACATAAAGGCACAGGCTCCGACGGTGGAGATGCCTGACACCACTCGCCAAGACCTTGGTGAGTTCTACCAGCAAAAAGTTGAAGAAGGCCAGGGGTATCTGGAGCCCACGTTTGAGTACCTTGATCCGATCTTTGAGCAAGCCTTCAATCAGCCGCCCACCATAAAGATCAGCGACAAGGTTCAGCCGATCAAGAACGCACCGGCTATGCGCGAGCGCATAGAGTCGTTGATGCAGCAGGCCGATCAGGCCGACAAAGACTACCGCACCGCCCGCGCCGCTCGTCAACCCGATGCTGCCGTTGCCGCCAAAAACCGTGGTGTGACTGCGGTGCAGGAAATTGACTCGTTGAGCCAAGAGGGCAACGAGTATTCCAAAGAGTTTCTTGCCGCCCGCCGTCAGCAGAACGAAGCGTTAGCCGGATTACAAGACGTTGTGGATCAGCTTCGTACCGGGCAGACGCTTGGTGGGCCAAACAAGGCGATGGCCGCGTCAACGGAAGAAACGCTAACCAACCAAGCAGAGCGGCTGCGGGCGCAGCTCATCACAAACGCGCTGCAAGAAGCAGCGTTGCACCGCCGGGCTGCGGGGGAAGCGCAGGTTACCCAAGACGAGGCTATTAAGGCGGCCAGTAGGCTGTACGATACGGTTGAGGCGATGCTTACGCGGGCCAAAACTGAGCCTGAACAAGCCGAGTATGAGGAAGTGATTGTGCAGCCTGCGCAGATGCGCGGCACACAAATTGTCAAACCTGCGGTCACAGAACGCCGCAAGATTCAACCACAAGCGGCGGAATTGTCTGAGCAAGCAGCCGCCAAAAAAGCGGAAGAACGCGCCGCCGCTGAACAACTGCAGCGGGTAGAGCAGCAGATTAAAGAAGTAAAGAGCGACATCACAAGTTTGCGGGAAGAACGTGCCGCATCAAAAAGCCAAGAAGCACAAGCGCGTCTGGATGCGCTGATTGCAAAACAGCAAAATCAACTCGGGCCGTTGAGCTTGCGCGAAACTGAAGCGCGGGACGAACTTGAGCGCATCAAAAGCGCGACTGCCCCCACAAAACAAGCACCAACGGTGTTTGGGGATTTTGAAAAACGCATTGACTCCGTGCGCCGCCAGTTGTTTGAGCCGCCCAACGTGCAAGCCGGGCGGGTAGAGCCAGAACTTAAAACGCAGTTTGCGGAGACCGAGGCCAAGAAAGTTGCAGAGGCTCGGGGCGAAACTGCCGAAACGCTGGGCGGGCAATTGCGTCGCCGCACGGAGTTTGTGCGCGACAAGATGACCAAGATGGGTGCAATGCGCCCGATGGCCCGCGATGTGCTCAACAAAGCTGCTGACGTTATGGACGCAGGGCAGGCAAGCCAAGCGTTGCTTGATGCTGTGGAGCCTGTTGTAGATGCGATCACCAGCAAGCGCCAGCTTACGCAGACTGATCTGCGGGCCATCAGCGACGCGCTCAAAGCCGCAGAGCCCACCGCCGCCGAGCAGCAAGCGCAAGGTCAGCAGTCTTTGAACCTGCTGTTTGAAGAGCCGGGCCAGCGCCCGCGTCTTGTGCAGAAAGACATTGGGTTCATTCGCAGCAGCTTTAAAAATTTTGAGAATTCGCCTGCCGTCAAGAAAGCCAAGCAGGCAATTGCGCAAGCTACGCAGTTGGCAAAACAGCTTGAGGCCAAGCGGGTTCAAGAGGAGAAAGACAGAGCGGAGACGGCCAAGAAAGTTGCCAAGGCGCAGCAGCGCCGCATACTTGATCTTGAAGGCACCGTGCGCCAGCAGCGCAACGACTTGCAGCAAGCCGTGTACGACGCGATTGAGGCCGAGAAGGCTGCGTTGGCTGATGCACAAAAGCTGGCGGCAGCGCCGCAGCTTAAAGCGGCAGAGCAAGCCCTGGCTGAAGCCGAGGAAGCGCTCAAAAAATTTGAAACGCGCCTTGAGACGTTGACGGAGAACATTGAGTTCCCGTGGATGGAAAGGGTTAAGAAAGAAAAAGCCAGCGTTCGCGGGCGCATTGGCTATCAGCAAACGGTTGTTCAGAACGCCAAAAATGAGCTGGCCCAAGCTGTTGCCAACAGCCAAGTTCAGTACGATAACGCAGCGGTTGTTGCGCGTGCAAACCAAGATTCGTTGGTGCAGTTTGAACGCAAGGCGTTGGAGAAGTTTGAGCAGCGCCTGGAAAAGTTGCGCGAGCAAGCAACAGCGCCAAGCGCAGAGCTGGCGGCAGCGCAAAACGCTGCCGACGAACAGCGTGCGTTGGTGGCTACATCAGAAAAGAAAGCCCGTGACGCTGCGGAAAAAGCCGACAAGGCCAAGCGTGACTTGGAGCAGCGCTGGCTCTCAGGTCTTGGTTTGCCGGGCGTTAAGCGGGCGGCGGGTGAGACCGTTGAGATTGAAACGGCTGAGCGCAAACAGTTGCGCAAAGAACTCGACGAGGCCAAAACCCGCTTCAACGAAGCACAGGACGCGCTGGAAGGCGTCAAGGTTGAGGCCCCGCAGGTGCCCAAGGCCACTGGCCCAGTAATGCGCGGCGTTCGCACAAAGGTGCGCAAGCTGACGCAAGAGCGCACGCCTAAGTCCCCAGAAGTTGAAACGGCGGTTGCAGAGGCCAACGTAGTATCGGCGGAGCGTGCGGCACAGGAGCCTGCAAAGACGCCCGTAGAGACGGCCAAGGAAGCTGCGCTGCGTCAGCAGCAGATGCGCGAAGGCAAGGAGCGCCTTGAAAACAGCATCCGCACGCAGCTTGCGGACATCAACATTCGTATTGACGCGCTGAAGAGAGCAGTTAAGCCAAACCCTGACCTTATCAAAGACCTTGAGCAACAGCGCCAGTCGTTGCAGCGTGATCTTGTGGCCGCCCGTAAGGACGTTGAGAAAGAAGGCGAGCTTGAGAAAGCAACGCAGCGCGAGCTGAAGAAAGAAGAACGCGCCCAGGCCAAACGTGAGGCTGAAGATGTGTCCCCGCAAGCTGTGCGGCCCCCGGCTTTTAAAACCCGTGTTTATTCTGACGGACGTACAGAGACAGTTACTCGGGAAGAAGCACTGAAGGACGCGGAGCGAAAACGCTCAACGGCACCGCCCGCAAGTCCCGGCGCTGCGCTTGCTCGGCAGTACAAAACTGGCCTTGATGAAAGTGCGGAATTTAACGGCATGACGTTTGCGCAGGCCGCTCGTCACGGTGCAAAGAAGACTACTTCGCCAATGGTGCGACAACTATTTGAGCGGTTGGCCGTTGTTTTTGAACAAGCCCCCGCCGATCAGCAAGGAGTTGTATACGCAGCAGATGGGCCGTTAACCATGTCTGACGGCAAGCTGGCGGCAGGCATTTTTGCAAATCGCATTAACACCATTTTGACTGTAGCGCCTTCCGTACGTGCTGGAGCTAACAAGACTTTGCTGCACGAGCTTGTTCATGCCGCAACGGTACGCGGCTTGATGGTGGACAAAGACCTTGATGCGCGTGTAACCGATTTGCGTGAACGCGTGAAAGCGTGGTTGGAGACCCCGGATGGGCGAGCATATTTCCGCAAGCACTCAATGGAGTTGCAGGCTAAGAACCGTCAAGAAATTTACGGGCTTACCAACAACAAAGAGTTCTTGGCGGAGCTGTTTGCAGATCGCGGTTTTCAAAAGATGTTGTCGGTCATTCCGTCCGGCAAACCGCGCACAAGTATTTTTACGCGCTTTGTGCAAGCGCTGGTTAAGTACTTTGACATGCCCGGCCAAGCTGCGCAGTCCGCGTTTGCAGAAGCTGTGGCGCTGACGGAGGAAGTGTTTAACACTACGGTTCAGCAGGTGTACAAGACGCCCAACATTGCCGAACTTGCTGCGGGTGAATCTGATATTTCTCCGCTGATATTGCGAGAGCCGAAGTACGCTTCGCCCGAGTGGAACGACGCCAGCGAAGACATCCGCAAAGTTGTGGCTCAGCAGCGCACCTGGGGTGACAAGATCAAGGCCAACGCTACTGGCTTGGCGTTTGAGACCCAGCTTGTGGATCGCTTCGCTGCGTTTGAGCGGTTGCGCAAGTACATGCCCGAGCAGATGGGCACCCAGATGATGTACTACCTGCGCATGTACGACCAGCGCATGAACTTTGTCTCGCAAGCTGTGAGCAACGGCGCACTGCGGCTGGCTGAAAAGACGCGCCCTGACGGCAAGACCGAGTACCTCATCGAGAGTAAAGAGGGGGCCAACATCGGCAATGTTGTGCAGATTCTGCGCGGCGCACAGCCCTTCATCGGTAACGCCGAGGCGGTGAACCAAGCCTTTACGACCTACCTTGCCGCGCTGCGTGCCGACCGTGTGGGCTTGGACAAGTTGAACTTTGGCGGCAGCGTAACGCAAGATATGCTGGACCGCACTATGCGTTTGGTCAACGGCAATGACAAGCTCAAGGATGTCTTTGAGAAAGCCCGCCGCGAGTACAACACTTACAACCGCGATCAGATCGCAATGGTTGCTGCCACGGGCGCTATCTCCAAAGAAACGGAAGCGGCGCTGACCCGCTCAGACGATTACATTCCGTTCTATCGGGCACAAAACGGCGTTGTGGAGCTGCTCATTGGCGGCGAAGCGCCCATGCGGATTGGCAGCATTGCTGACCAGCCGTACTTGCAAGAGCTTGTTGGCGGCGACCAACCAATCTTGGACTTCATGACCAGCTCGGTGCAAAACACCAACATGCTGGTGGATATGGCGCTGCGCAATCTGGCTACCAAGAACGCTGTGTTTGAACTGATCAACCTTGGAGCGGCAAAAATCGTCAAGGGCAAACCGCAGGGCCGGGATGTTGTGCAGTTCAAGGTGGACGGCCAGGACCGCTACGCTGTGATTTCGTCAGAGACGGTCACCGTTGGCGGCAAGACGTTTGAGACGGGCGTGCCCGCAGATATTTTGGTCAAGGGCATGGAGGGTATCCCGACACAGATGCCGTTCTTATTCCGCGCTATGGCTATGCCTGCGCAGCTCTTGCGCAAGGCCGTGACGCTCAGCCCCCTGTACATGGCCAAGCAGTTATTCCGTGACTCGCTGTCTGCACCAATCATCTCGGGAGCAAACTTTACCCCTGTGCTGGGAGCGTTGCGGCAGATTGGTAAGCCGTCCGGCAAGACGCTGGAAGAACGCGGTGTTACTGGCGGGCAGTACATGACTGGCACCACAGAAGACATCACCAAGATTTTGCGGGACATCTCTGAAGGTGGGCCGGGCTGGATGTCGGCACTGAGTAAAGTCGAAGCCATTGGTATGAAAGCCGACGCGCTGACCCGCCGGGCGCAGTACAACAGCTACATCGAGCAGGGCATGTCCGAGATGGAAGCCACGCTCATGGCGCTGGAGTCTATGAACTTTAACAAGCGCGGGGCATCACCCAGCATCCATGTAGCCAACGCACTGATCCCGTTCTTTAACGCCCAGATTCAGGGCTTGAACGTGCTGTATAAGGCGATGAGCGGCCAGATGCCGTTCAGTGACAAGCTGAAGATTCAGCAAAAGCTTTTGATGCGTGGCGGCATGATGGCGGCAGCATCGCTCCTGTACGCGGCCTTGATGGATGACGATGAGGCGTACCAGAACGCGCCTCCTGACCAGAAATATGCCAACTGGTTTGTGCGCGTACCGGGTGTTGATCAGCCAATCCGTGTGCCGATTCCCTTTGAGATTGGCTACATCTTCAAGGCGTTGCCCGAGGCGCTGTATAACAGCATGACCAGTAAGCAAGGTGGCGAAGATGCGGTCAAGGCGTTCAAGCAAATCTTGCTGCAAACCATCCCCGGTGGTTCTAGCTACGGCATACCGCAGATCATGAAGCCTGCCATTGAAGCTGGCCTGGGCAAGTCGTTCTACACCGGGCGCGACATCCTGTCTGCGCGAGAAAAGGAGCTGCTGCCTGAAGATCAGTTCCGCGCTAACACTGCCGAAATCTCCAAGATTGTTGGCAAGTCACTGGGCATCTCCCCCATCGTCATGGAGAACTTGGTGCGGGGCTATACCGGCACGATGGGCTTGGCGTTTCTTCACGCGCTCAGTCTGGGCGCTCCCAAGTCGGAGTCTCCTGAAGCTGCGGTCAAGCGGCTGTCGGACTACCCAATCATCGGCGGTGCGTTCCAGCCCAACGATGCCGGAGGGATTACCAACGCTGTGTACGAGCGCTTCAACGAAGACATCAAGGTACGCAACAGCTACAAGAAAATGATCGAAGAGGGCCGGTCCGCCGAAGCCAACGAACTGCTGCAGCGCCGGGGCAACGAGATCATGGAGGCAGAGATTGCCGATGTGTTCAAGCAAAACATGAACAAGCTGACCCAAGCCGAACGTGCCATCGCCGCATCCACCATGACGCCGGAACAAAAGCGCGAACAGCTTGACAACATTCGCAAGCTCAAAACGGCCATCTCCCGCACGATGCGCGAAACCGCTGACAAGACAGTTAAGCTGTCATCGCCGCTGTGATGGCCGACGGTAGAACCACACGCCAACAACCCCGTCCTTGATGCCGGGCATGGCCTGCGCATCAAAGATGCGCAGGCCAACTGCTTTTACCAGCACGTACTCGCGAGTCTTTTCGAAGTCGAGGCAGGGGACGAAGAACCCCTGCCCACGCTCAAGCTGCTTCCAAGGAAGGCGCAGTCTGGAGTAATCCATCGACATCTTCCATCCGGCGTCGAACCTTGATAGCCTGCACACGCATCGGCGGAGCCTTGGTCTTGGACGCCATGTCCTTCTTGATGAACTCCACCGTGATGTTGCCTGTCTCCGCAAGCTTCTTGCAGAACGCGGCATAGCCGAAACTGTGCGCGGCACAGTGAGCCTTGATCATCTGCTCTTCAATGAAGAAGTCGCAGTACCCTGGCGTCACATCGTGCTCCACCCTACCAGCAATGGACGATCTGGTGATACTCTCATCGGCCTCCCGCCCAGCGCCAAACTCTGCCATCAGGGTGTTGTTGGCTGCATGACGACGGATGACCAGCAGCTTGCCGAAGTGTTCGCTGACGTAGGAGTTCAGGATGCTCTCAGCCGTACGCACATTGTTGCGCATGGACTTGCGCATGAACTGCACCACATCCTTGAAGGCGTCGATGATCTGCTTGAGCGGCATGTTAATGATGCCCATGTACTTCTCGCTCCACAGCACCCCCGCCGCTATGGCGCAGCCTATGCCAGCCATCCAGAAGCGCTCATCGTTGGTGGCGTTGAACACCTTGTACATGCGTTGCACGGTCTCGTTGGTAAGCTGTGGCAGCAGCGGCTCGTTCTCCACCATAAACTCAACCATCTTGTAACCCACAACGCCGTAGTTGTGGTGCAGGCTCTTGATGATCTCCACCTCGTCAGCGGTCCACGAAAGCGGGTCTTCGATGATGAACTCCAGCAGGCGGCGCAGCTCACCCTCAGATGCGTGCTTGCGCACACCAGTCAGCCAGTCCACACCGTGCGTGTTGGAAGACAGCAGCGCAATGGCACTCCACGTTGACAGGTTCAACCGCTCCTTGTTAGCGCCCGACTCCATGCGCTCCTTGCCTTTGCCCTCCGACATGTCCAGCAGGAAGCCGGGGAACCACTCAAAGTCCTTGCGGGTGTTGTTGGTGATCTCGTCAGAGATGAGCGGGTGGCAGTGCAGCAGACCCAGCCTTTGCTGCATCGCAACAGGGGATGTGCCCTTGCCCGTGCGGTAGCGTGTCGGGTGACCCCAGACTGAAGCTGCCAACTCCAACGCCAGCGACTTGCCGGTACCGGACTCAGTAGAGGCACAGTGGCCGGTCATGCCAGCCAGACCTGTGTAGCGCATTAGCGGAGACCCAGTACCGAGAAGCATCACGGCAAGGTGCTTGTACAGCTTGCGGTTGATCATCATGTTGACGATGTTGCACCAGCCCTCGACGGTACCCTTGGGTTCTGTGAAAGAGACGATGTTCTCCAGCCCCGGCATCGGCACCCTGATCGGGGGCTTGCCCTTACTGAAGATGCGCTGCGCAAAGACGTAGCTCTTGTCCTCTTGCCAACCGTAGTTGTCTGGAACTTTCAGTGCCCGCTTCTCCAGCCCGGCCTGCTCAACGCAAGCGCGGACATAACCGAACAAGTTCTGGTCATTGCCTTGGCCGAAGCTGGCGATGATGTTCTGCTGGGCCAGCGCCTTGACCGTCTCGTCCTTGGATACGATGGCCTTGGAAGGGATCAGGATATCGACCGCCCCCTCGGGCCGCAGCGCGATCATGTGAATTGTGTGATCACCGTGGTTGTTCAGAACATCTACCGCAAACAGATCGTATGGCAGCAGCAACATAGGCTGCTTTGTCTTGGAGCCGTCGGCCAGCTCAACTTCCTTTTCTTTGTACACGCCGCCATTCTGTCCGTAGGCATAGCCTTTGGGCGGTGTCGGGCGCTTAACCTGCACTGCCTCGACCACGGGGCTTTCTACCGGAAGCGCGATCTCGATCTCTTTCTCTTGAACGTCAACCTTCACCTCACGCCCCAGCGCCAGCGGATTGGTGATCTTGCCCCAATGCTTGCAGTTAGTGCAGAGACCGGGATTTTCAGAGTCGAACTTGATGCAGGGGTAGGGGCCTTTGATCTCGCGCAGCTTCTGATCCATGCGCTCGGTGTCGTACGGATGCAGTTGGCTCAGCCATGTGGCGGCCTTTTCTCCGTCTTCGCACTTCTGCGCAATGCTCAGCCACCCACGCCATAGCGGCTCCATGCCATCGTCTTCGGCGTTCTCAACGTAGTGCGTAAGCTGCGCACAGCCTGAACCAGCTTTGGTTGCAACCAAAATGTTTTTGAACCGCGTGGTGCTGTTTTCAAAGAGTTTGACACTGGTCGCGGAAGGAGCACCCGTGGGGCGGGTGCCGGGCAGGTTGATTACGTTGTTTGGCGCAGGGGCTGGAGCCACTTGCAGCTTGTCCCTGATCAGGGCAGCAAACGTATCGAAATCAAACTTCACGCCTTCCTGCAACAGTTGCACGGTTGGCGGCGGGTCATACTTGAAGTTGGGCGTTTCAAGGTAGCGCAGGACTCGGGCGGCATCTGCCGTCACCGTCATGTCAATCTTGACCTTCTCCTGCCTGAACAGACGTTTGAAGTTCTCCGCCACCGGCTTCCAAGTCGCAATGTCGAGCGTGTCGGTCAGGGGCCAGTAGATGTGGTAGCCACCGCCCGAGTCGATGACGTAGGGGTTGCCCAGCTCTCCCAGCCCAGTATCGGCCATGAACGCGGTGAACGCAGCCATGCCGTCTTCCTTGCTGCCGTAGGTCTTGGGGCCTTCCTCGGAGCAGTCAAGGTCGATGAAGAAGGAGCGGATGTACTGGGCGTTGACCGCCTCCCGTGAACCCGCTTCTTTGAATGTAGCCAGCGCAAAGTAAGTGTTGCGGCTGGCTTCGACCCAAGGGCCTATGTGCTGTTGCAGCGCATCAAATGTCTCCTCAAATTTGTGTTCTTTTCTTCTGGATGTCAGTTCTGTCGCGCAATAAAGCCCGTGACCGGGTGGCGGCAAAACGACCGCGAAAAACTCTTGCGGTGTCATGCAAGTTCCCGGTGTTGTTTATTGGGCGGCTTCCTCTGCGGGATCTATCATGTCTTGCAACTGATAGAACCGCGTCAACAACTCAGCAACCCACATAGACGGCACCGGCTGGCCGAGCTGCATATAGATAAGCCGAGTCAGTTCATCATCCGTCAAGGCGTGAGGTTGTATTCCCGACATATTCTTCTCCATGCGTCATCCGCGTTGTTTGATGTTTGTAGTATCTTGAGCATGATTTCTGCCCGGTCTCGGTAGCCAACGAACACCTCAGTGCCCGTGAACCAGTTGTAGACCGTCTGGCGCGTCACGCCCAATGCTTTCGAGACCTTGGTGACAGGGAAGTCATGGAAGACCGCCCAGCGCCCAAGCTGGTTACCCAAAGACTTAGGCGTCTTGGTAACCGCGTCAATGATTTTTTGTGAGTAGGGCATAGGTTAGGGCGGGAGGTAGCGTGGCAGGAAACGACCAGAGGAAACGCTTCGTGGGGATGTTGGGCCTTCTAACGAGGGAGGAATACCCCCGCCCCACGCAAAACGACCGCTCTTGCTACCTCCCGAAACTCCTTATTCGTCGTCCCAGTCGGCCACAATGTCGGCCAGCTTGGATTTCTTGGCGGGTACTGCCGTCTCCTTGGCCGCAGGCTTGCGCACCTCTGGCTCGTCGTCCTCCGTTGCCACAGGGGCAGCGGCTTTCTTCGTAGCCTTGGGCGCTTCTTCCTCGACCACATCAGGGCGCTTACCCTCCAGAACCATCGGCGCAGGCTTGGCACCATCGGCAGCGGCTGCGGTCATCATCACCGCACGCTGTGCCTCTACTGCCTGACCCTTGTCCTTGGCGGTCTCGTACTCGTCCTCCGTCAGCCAACGCTGCGGGCTGAACACCAGCTTGGGCGACTCCGCAGTGGTGTCGAACTTCATCCGGGTCACCACCATGTCGAGGTTGACCGGAGGGGTCTGCGTAGCCGCCCACCGTGCGTATGCTTGCAGCGGCAGCTTGTCGCCCTCACCCTTGCCGAAGATGGACGTAGCAGGCAGCGTGAGCTGCAACACATCGCCTTCAGGGTTGTTGGCCAGCACCACAGCCAGACGCTGCTGGTAGCGGCAGGCACGGCTGTTTCCGTTGCCAGACCCCGCGATGTTCTGCGGACACTTGGCGCAGTTCGATGCCTGTGGCGACTTGACCGACTTGTCCGGCATCTCGCCATCATTGCTCCAGCAGTCCGGCGCTACAGCCGCTGCATCCTTGTCGTACTTGCCAGCATAGAAGATGCGGCTGACCTTGGGGGCAGCCTTGACAATGACTACGTCGAGGTGACGGTCCTCAATGTTTGCAATCTCCTTGCCGCCTGCGACCAAACGGAACACGCCACCCTTGATGGAGACGCGCTTAACGCTGGGGCCGGAGACGCCACCGGCCAAGGCCAGCGTGGTTTCGGACAGTTCTGCATTTGCTACGAACGCGGGTGCTTTGTTGGCATTAAACAGTGTGATGTTACTCATGATAGTGCTTCAGTTAGTTGGTTTGCGTACCGAGATGTCGTACTCCGCATGGGAGTTCAAACCGGGTGGTACGAGCCCCGGATTTTCTTCAAGGAACTGGCTCATGTTGTTTTGAGCGATGCGCTTTTCCAGCAAGTCCACAGCATCATGCTCGACCACGAACTTCTTGAAAGAGTCCCAGTCTTGCGTGTTGTAGCGGGTCTTGACGGAAAGCACGACGGTGCCTTGCGCTGTGCGAACTGATGTGACGCCCATCGTCTTCATCATGTCCTTCATCGCGTTCTTCAGCTCTTCCTGCTGCGCCTTCAGGGCTTCGACCTTGGTGTCGTAGTCCTGTGTCAGCGTTGCAATCTCCGAGCGAATCTTGCGGTAAATCTTGGCCAGACGATCCAGCGGGATCGTTTCTGTCTCAGTCTCTGTCATTTGCTTCTCCGTATTATTTTGTCTAGGGTTGGACAGTTTACATGGGTTTTTGGCTTTTGCAAGTGCCTCCTTTCATGATTTGATCTCCGACTCAAACATGGCCGTCAGCAGCCCGCTGTCCTCTACCTTCTGCTCAAGGGCTTTGAACAGGCGCTTCTCTACTGGGCTGGACTGGATATGCACCACCGTCACCTTATCGGAGTCCTGCCCCTTGCGGTCAGCGCGGGCGACGCACTGGATGTACTGCTCAACGCTCATCAGCGGGCCGTAAAACACAACCGTGTCGGCAGCAGTCAGGGTAATCCCGTGGGCAGATGCCTGCGGCTGCATCACCAACACGCGAGGGTCTGGATCGTTCTGGAAGCGGTGGATGATCTGGGCGCGTTTGGTGGCTGTGACGCCGCCATGAATCTGCTCGTTGACGATGCCGCGCTTGGTCAGGTGCTGGCTTATGGTCTCGATGACGCTCAGATACAGCGCAAAGATGATGACCTTGCGGTCGGTCTCTTCCAGCACTTCCTCCAGTACCGACAGGCGGGGCGATGCGTCGAACTCCACAACCTCTCTGTCGTCTGTGTATGCAGCGCCGCAGCTAATTTGCAGCAGCTTGTTCATGGCAGCGGCGGCATTGACCGCCGTAATGGTCTCCCCTGCCGCCTGCACCAGCATCTGTGTCTTGAGCTGGTTGTAGTACTTGGCTTGCTGCGGTGACATCTCCACCTCGCGGGTCATCGTGATGACTGGCGGCAAGTCCAGACACTCGGCCTTGGTGTATCTGATGGCGGGTTGCAGCGCTTCGTACACATCGTCCTTGGCGGTGGTCTTGGGCACCCACTTGTACATGGTCAGCTTGTTCATGACCTTGTCGCGCCACGCAGTGAAGAACTTGGGCACGCCATCCGGGTTGACCAGCTTGGCTAAGCCGTACGCATCTGTAGGAGACTGCGACGCAGGTGTGCCGGTCATCATCCACAGGTAGGTGTTAGGCGTCAGGATTGATGCCAGTGACTTCCAGCGCCGTGTGGTGTTGGTCTTGTAGGCGTTAGCCTCGTCAACGATCACCAGATCAAAGCGGCCATCGGCCTTGATCTCATCAGCAATCAGGTTCAGCCCTTCATAGTTGGAGATGACGATCTCGTAGTCCTGTTGCAGCATCTCGATGCGCCGCGCTGCTTTCGGATGGTGGGCGATGATGGCGCTGCGATGGATGACGCTGTTGTTGATGTCGCCCATCCATGCGCTGTGCATGATCGACAGAGGGCACAGGATGAGCACCCGGCGAATCTTGCCAAGCTTCATCAGATAGTCCGCAGCCCACAGCGCAGAGAGCGTCTTGCCTGTCCCCGGCTCGGAGAATACAAACGCACGGCGATGCATGGTGAGGAACGCAGCCGTCTCGATCTGATGCTGCATGGGCTTGTAGCGTCCCGGCCAGTCGTAGCGCTTGGTGATGGGCGAGGGCACATCCTTGACGCCTAGGTTGCGCAGCACCCGCGCCTCGTCCAGACCCCAGTACACGGCCACCTCATACCCACCATCGACAGGGCGCACCTTGTGCTTGGGGATGATGCTGTACTTGTTGGGGTTGCGCGTCTTGAACAGCAGCGCCTTGTTCTCAATGATCTGCACCTACTTCTCCTTGAGTTTTACTTGTTGTCGCCTTGATTGGCGCTCTTGCTTCGCAGTCTGAGGTTGCCCGGCGAAGTCTTGCCGCCCTTGCGAAGCGGCACTTTGTGGTCAATGTCCTTGCCGTTGCGGTCGATGCCCTTCTTGTCGTAGAGCCTGCGGGCCTTCTGCCGTTCCAGTTGATCGTCGGTCTCGCCGGTTTTCTTTTGCAGCTTGTAGGCGTGCTTGTAGTCACGCTTGCCGTTGACTTGGGTCATGATGTCCTCTCAATGCTTTGGGTTGAATTCGCAGTTGGTCACTTGGCACCAACCGCACAGGGGGGTTTGGGTAGGGTTCCAGATGTTGTTGACGAAGCACGCCTCAAGCCGCGCTATACGCTCACGGTACTTCCACCAGAATGCGTCCTTCTGTTCACGCGTCATCG